GTATCTTCTTTTGGTGGTGGAGCTACTGACTTCGGTGCGGCTACTGCAAACAGTGCCAACCTTAATGTATTAAACAAAGCGGCCTTATTGATAAATGGTGTTAATACCAAAACAGTAGTAAACGGTGATGCGGTTGTAGCTGATGCCACACGTACTGTTCCTACCGCTAACATAGCTTACAAAATGTGGGTAGATGGTTATGCTGGTGGGGTTAACAACGTCGCTGGCTACCATATTAGTGCGATTTACTTCTATCCGTCCGTAACCGCCTCAGACGCTCAATTACAAGCTAAAACTACCTAATATGCACGACTACTACCTTAGATGCCGACTTTCCGCTTTAACTAAGCTGATTGACCGTGGCAAAAGAATGGGCGTTATTGAGGAATTTGAAGGCACGGTTGTACCAGTAGGAGCTGGAGCTTGGGATGTTATCGGTGTAGTTCCAGAACCTCTATTAGAGGGTGAACCCGAAGGAACGGTAAAACCCCCACGTGGTGGAGCTACCGACCCCTGGTATCACATCAATTTCCGCACTGAACACAATCTAAGAGAGAAAGCGATTCATAAAGCCCAAGCTGGAGACACAGACATTGCAAAAGGTTTAACCGAGATCGCCGCCTACTTTATTAGCGATGCTGAGGGGAACGCTATTGCCCCAGCCATACCAATGAGAGTTTGGCTATAAATGTATGAAGCCGCTTTTTTGTGAACTTACACCAGAACAAAGGAAAACATTTGGTAATGGGTGCGGTGCTTCGGCTAAGTGGCTTCGGGTTCCTCAGTTCATCTTCTCCGCTAGTTGTAGACAACATGATTTTAACTATTGCCGTGGTGGCGGCATTAAAGATAAAGTAAAAGCCGACTGGGACTTCTTTACTCACATGCTGGATGATTCATGGCGATGGTGGCACTACGTGGTGTCTGTCGTCTACTTTGTTGGTGTAATTCTTAATCCAATTTCTTGGATGATGTTTACCTATGGAGAGTACCGAACGAACGAAGCTATCCTAGAGGAAGATATAAAAATAAATAACAAATAATTAAAAATAACAATAGTATATGGAGTTTCTAAGTAAGATACCAACTGAGATAATTTATGTTTCTGTAGCAGCAGCAGGTGGAATTGCTCGTTATCTACAGTTTTACCTTAAGGAAGGTTCTTTTGCATGGCAGCATTTTATTGCCCATGTGTTCGTATCTTCTTTTTCAGGATATATGTTTTATCAGTTTGCTGTCAATGTACTTAGCTTTCCAGAAAACACTATTGCTATTTTTGCAGGACTTGGTGGATGGATGGGTGTAGAGGCACTAAAGATGGCAGAAGGAATTATAAAAAATAAACTAGGAAAATAATGAACAAGTTTAAACTACTCATTGTTACTACTGACAAGAAAACTCTTGAATGGAAATCACTCAAGAGTAAACTTGCGTTAATAACTAATGGTTTAAACAAAACAGTCAATGCTTCGTGGGAAGTTGCTATTGAGTATAAAGATATCAAACCAAAGATTATACTTGGTCGTATACCACATGATTGGTTCAACAACTTTGCGTATCCTCTTTTTAGGGAAGGTAATCACTTTATTTACCTACATTTCTCAACAGCACAGAGAAAAGCTCTAGGGTTAGATACAACAATAAATGGAGCAAACCAGAAAGATGCTGATTATGTAGGTGAATCTTACGGTTGGAGTGATGAGAGAACAAGAAGACAAGGACAAAATATGTTTGTTCAGAATATTCTCCATGAGATGAGTCATGAACTTGCTCGGTCAACAAACTCTATAGATAATACTCATCCATATCATAGTAAAAATACTGACATATCTGGTCTGTTTTCCTCTTATAATATGGATTTATGGCAACCACGATACAAAGCTCAACTTAAGGAATTAAACCTCGCTATGGAGCGTTTAGAGGCACTACAAGACACTCTAGCACGTTCAATCCCTGCATTGCAACCTATCGTTGCTCGAAAGGCAGATCTGATTGTTACAGATATGGAAAAACTAGGTCAGCCAGTAAGGGTTGTAGAGGGTTACAGAAGCCTAGAAAAACAGGCACAACTCTATGCCCAGGGTCGTACAACCCCAGGTTCCATTGTTACTAATGCTAAGCCTGGAGAGAGCTTCCATAACTATGGTGTTGCTGTAGACTTTGTGTTTAGGAAAGAAGGCTATAATGCCACACAAGCTCAATGGGAAATGCTAGGAAAGGTAGGAGAGAAGCATGGCTTTGAATGGGGTGGAAGATGGATAGGTTTTGTAGATAGGCCACACTTTGAAATGAAGCTAGGCTATACCCTAAAAGATTACCAGCAAAACAAAGTTGACTATACAAAATTTAATTAACGTGTTATAATAACGATATGGCAAAACTAAGTACAAAAACAGCTCTAACTACAGTCGCTTCTGGTGACTATATGTATATTGTAGATCTTAGCGATCTTACTGACGGAGCAGATGGAACATCAAAAAAGATCACTATTACTAATCTTATGACTAAGACCAATGTTGGGCTTGGTAATGTGGATAATACTAGTGATGCAACTAAGAACTCTGCCACAGCTACTCTAACTAATAAAAGACTGACTCGCCGTGTAACTACGGAAGTATCTTCTGCCACCCCGACAATTAATACCAATAACTGCGATGTACACCGAATTACTGCACTTGCCTCAAACATTACTAGTTTTACGACAAACCTTTCTGGAACTCCTACGCTCTGGGATATTCTCATTATTGAGATTATACCGACAGCTACTCGTACAATCGCCTGGGGTGCTTCATTCTCAAATGGAGGTATTATTGACTTGCCACTAACAACTGTTGGTACAGCCCCACTTAAGGTTCTAGTTCAATGGAACGGAGCAACATGGACTTGTATTGGTTTAGCTTAAAGTAATATGCAACCATTAGACATTCTAGTAGTCGCAGGAGGAGGTGGAGGAGGTAAGGGGAATGACTCTGGTTCTCGCCAAGGAGGAGCTGGTGGAGCAGGAGGAGTTCTTGAATCATTGTCAAATATTATTGATGATGGTGCTTATACTATAACAGTTGGTCTTGGTGGAAATGGTGGAGCTGGAGCAGGAGCTTCAACTGTTAATGGTGTGAATGGACAGAATTCATCTTTTGGTTCTCTTGTTATAGCCACTGGTGGTGGTGGAGGTGTAGGAGATTCTGTCGGTTTAGCTGGAGGATCAGGGGGAGGAGGATCTTCAGGAGCAGGAGGTGCTGGTACAGCCCTTCAAGGCTTTGCTGGAGGATCAGGGGCAGCTAGTAATGGAGGAGGAGGTGGTGGTGGAGCTGGTGCTATAGGCAGTAATAACTCTGGTGGTACTGGCGGAGGTGGTGGTGTTGGTAAGCTATCTGCAATAACAGGTACTTATTTTGGTGGTGGTGGTGGTGGGTGTTCTAATAATGCTACTCTGGCTTCAGGTGGAAATGGAGGTGGAGGATCAGGAAAGACAACAGCAGTCAATCCTGTTTCTGGTACAGTTAATACTGGTGGTGGTGGTGGTGGTTCAAATGTTGCAGTAACCGCTGGATCAGGAGGATCAGGACAAATTGTTATTCGTTACAAAACAACTCAATACTATCCATCAATAGGTGGTACAATAACTACTTCTGGTATATATACTTACCACACATTCACAACTAGTGGTACTTTTACCCTAAAGTCTGCAGCTAAAAATGGTTTCTTTATATTAGTATAATGGATAACTCAGAATACAGAACTGGATATGCCACTCAAAGTCAAGACAGCGAAAATGCTGTCGATTTTGCTGATCTAAAAACACAACTAGAAGACCTAAAACGAGAGTTATCTGATATCAAACAGTTTAGAGATGATATAAAATATAATAATGGATTAGATAATAATGATATTAAGATTGATTCTGGGCGAAAATTTATTACTGGGCCAGCCCTATTTAGTGGGAATGTTTTTGATGGAGCTACTTCTGCCGTTATCTCAACAAGTAAGGATAAATCAATTACTGATGGAGTAGACAATTCACAATTAACAATAGTTAGACTTGATACAGGTAACTCAGTTGTATATTCATTAGGAGGAAAAGTAATAATAGGTGATGATGCTTCATACTCTGTAGGAGGTAGTAGAATAGTCTCAGATAAGTTCAATCTTGTAGAAGAAGATAGCTTAATAGGACAATATATTACCATCCAACAAGATGATGATTCATTACTTAATCTAGCTATTTCAGCAAATAAAGGAAATTATGTAACAGTTTCTACACTAATAAGTAGCTCTACAAAATCATCTTATGTTGTTTATAAACCTGTATTCCTAGGAGGTGAAGAATATCCTTGGCAGAGACTTTACTTACATGGTGGTCTACTAGGTGGTGTACAATTCGGTGGAGGTTCTAACGGTAATGGTGCTAATGGTCTATTATATGCTAGTGGAAATGCCCTCTATTATAGAAACCCAGTAGGTACTATTACACAACTAAATTAAACTTATGGCAAAAATTATTTACGATCTCTCAGGAAACAGTGGTTTAGTTGAGAAATACCAAGGTGATATTGATGGTGTTTCAACACCAAACATCCGTTATCAGGGTAATGGAGGACAACTAGCAGAAGGTATTATTAATCCGCTTAAGCGTACTGGTTTTACTAGTGCGGCAAACACTAATTTTGAAAGATTAGTAGACGGCTTAATGATAGGTTCTTTTGTTTATGATACAGATAATGATGACATCTATGCTGCTGAGATAGGAACAAAGATCTACAAATTGGATGGATCAGATGATCTATCCTACACTACGATACTAGATACAACTAGCTCTTATGAGATTAGTGATATGGATCTTTATGAAGTTAATGGAATTAAGTCACTAGTATACTCAGCTAACTATAAAGAATCTACAAAAAGTTATCAACTAGGTTCTACAGCCACAGACAAATATGATTACTGGAGACTAACAGATGGAACACAATCATTCTCACCAGGTACAACTGGATATGGAAATGGATATTTTGTATCAGGAGGAACAGGTCAGTCAACTTTATTGGTATCTCAAGATGGTAATTCGTGGTCAAGTGTGTCTGGAGTATCTGGACAAACAACAGTTGGTTTTATTGGATATTTAAATGATAGATGGATTTCGGCGGCTACTGCTGGAACTAATCGTATTGGGTACTCTTATGACCTATCAACATTTTCATCAGTAACAACTGGAGATACACAACTTTGGCAAGGAGGAGCTTACGGAAATAGTACTTATGTTCTCGTTGGTGCAGTAGGAGGAGCAAAAAACGTAGCATATTCTACTAATGGTATCACTTGGACAACTATACTAATTGGTGCTATTAGCTTTAGAAGTGTATCTTTTGGGGCTGGCTTATTTGTTGGTGTAGGAGATACTGGAGCAATTTATACTTCCCCTGACGGTATCACTTGGACAGTTAGGGTATCACCAGCAGTAAATAACTGGACTTCTGTTACTTATGGTAATGGGTTGTTTGTAACTGTAAGTTCAGGAGGAACTGGTAGAGCGATATACTCAAGTGATGGAATTACATGGACTGCATCAACTTCAATGGATGCTGATGCACCGTTGCAAGTTGCATATGGTGATGGATATTTTCTAAGTGTATGTAGTGGTGCTGTAATATATAAAAGTACTGATGGTATCACTTGGACTAAATTAATTATTTCTAATCTAACAATGAGTGGAAGGACCATAGCTTATGGTAATGGTTTCTTTCTTGTGACAGAGTTTGGTGATAACGATATCAATCAGACATTTACATCCACTATAGAAGTTGAAATCGAATCTACTACTAAGAATAAGGCTACTCTTGGATTTATATCATTAGATGAAGATAAAGGTATATATGTAGCTAGTAGTCAAGCTAAAAAAGTGTACCCAACTACTTACAATACACAGACTATTGAATGGAATAGTGCTCAAACTATAACAAGTGTAAACCAAAGACTCGGACAAAGGGTAAATAAAGTCAATATAATAGACAGTAAAATAGAGAAGATCCGTATAGGTTTAATTTCTGAAGTAGATGAAGACACTGTTGTAAAAGTTTCAGTCCATGATGCAACTGTACCATACACAGGTAATGTCTATAGTACCACTTTTACTATATCATCAACAGATAATCTGGTTTACAAAGAATACTATTTAGACTTTGGTACTCTTCCAGAACTTGCAAACTATAACTATGCTTGCTTAACTATTGAGCTTTATGATATAACCCAGACTACTCTTGATGGAGAAATTAAGTGGGTTAGCACACCTATCAATAGTTCACTTCATGAAGGAGCAATCCTATATAATGGTACAGCGTGGTCAGTAAATACTCAGTCATTTAGTTTTGACTTCTCTGTTATTAAATCTGAACTTAAAAATTGGACATCAAAGTACATTACTAACGCCTTCCAAATAGATCTTACTACAGATATTAACTTTATACGAAAGGCTGATAACGGATTCCTATACTGGTTTACAGATAACCTAGTACATTCAGTAGATGGTGGAGTAAGTGGTGGTTCACTTGGTATTCTAAGAAAGAACCTATTACTTTTTCCTGCTTATCTACGGATCACTGATGCTGTAGATGCACGCAGTAGAATGTTTATCGCCCTACAGAGCACTACAAGAGATCAAGAGGCCCTTGCAGCCTCAGCTAACATCATTGGCGTGTATATCTGGGATAGACTATCTTCGGTAACAAACTTCCGAGATTTCATTGCAATCCCTGGGATCAAGGAGATTAAGTCATTGTTCATTGATTCAACAGGAACAGTAAATGCTATCTGTATAGGTAATGATAAGTTCGTACAACTACGTCAGTATACTGGTAATGAGTTTAAGTTAATCAAGACACTAGGTACTCAGGCCTATCCAACTTCACAAAGAGGAATAAACAGTATCAATAATGTTTCCTATTGGTTCGGACAAGATGGAATACTCTATCTCTATGGTTCAGTAATGCCAGGTGGTGATAAGGAACTATACAAGTTTGCTTCTCTAGGCACAGACATTACTACCACTGGAGCTGTAATGACGGCTGATAATTCTACTGGGCTAGGTAATATAAAGATACTTGCTTCATACAAGACTGCTCTTGAGGAAGGTATTAAATTCTTCTCGCCCTACGGAACAGACTACAATACTGGAAATAGTTTCTATACACAAATTAAGATACTACCTAGTCTATCTACCATAAAGAATATCAGGGTACTACATCTCAAAGATCTACGTACTGTACTTGATGAGTCACTACAGTTTGAAGACGGAGTGGTATTTGATTTCCAAGATGGTCTTCCAATTACTACATTCTCATTCTCTCAAGATGAAATTGTGGCAGAGTTATCGTGCTTTATCAACATGAACTCTACTGCTGAGTGGACAAGAAACATAACCTTACTAGATCTACAGAGAGGATACATTGAAAAAGAGTACAATAAAAATAACGTAAACTCAATTCAATTCAAAGTAACCTGGCTCAATAAGGCATACAGTCTTGGAGATTTTATGCCAATGTACATTGAAGTTAATACTGCAGAAGAACAAAGACCAGTAAGTAAATAACTGGACAAAAGCCAAAATAAATAGTATAATATACACCTATGAGTATAACAGTTGATTCATTACTACAAAATCTGAACACCTATTTTGGTGACAGTACCGAAGATAGAGTTACCGACATACAAAGATACCAGGCACTCACTGAGTCAACAGCATGGTTGCTGGAGGAATTAGGAAATGAGCACATGGTAGAGTCAGTTGACATTGACTACTATGATACTCTACATACATATAAAGTAACTGGTATCTTACCAGATTTACTTGTAGGTGCTGATCTACGAAGACAAGAAGGTTTACATAGCCGAGCTTTTTCTCGTAAGTCTCCTCGTGAGCTTGCAGAGGAACTAGGGCAAGCAACAACAGATCCTTCATGGGCTACAGAGCGTATTGATGGTGATCTATTCATGATGATTAACTACCCGTCAACCAACACAGCACAGATCGTAGATGATTGTGACTCTGTTACTGGATGGACAGCATATACTTCTGGTTCAGATGCTCTTAATGTACAACTAAGTACCAATGAGTTTAAACAAGGTTCGGCATCTATATCTTTTGATGTAGATGTATCCCAATCAGTTAGTAACTTTGCTACAGTGTATAAGAGTTATTCCTCTCTTAACCTAGAGAACCATGAAGATCTGTCAGGTTTCTTACTAGATTTAGATATTCCAGATGTAACTTATGTATCTTCTATCACTTTGTATTGGGGGTCTGGTTCATCTCTTACGCCAGCTACTCGGGCCAACTACTGGTCACGAACAGTAACAACAGATCTAAATGGATCACCACTTGTAACTGGATGGAATCAACTACTATTTGATTGGCAACTTGCCACAGCTACAGGAACACCTGATGCTACAGCAGTAACATATTTTGAAGTAAGAGTCACATACACAGCTTCACAACCAGATGATACTAACTTCCGACTAGATTACCTTCGTGTATCAAAGCCAGAAAGACTTACATTTAATTATGTATCTTGGAATGTTGGTGAAGTATCTACTGGTGATGCAACTAAAATCAGCGCATTTACTACAACTACTAATGTACCATTCTTCTCTGGATCTTATGACCAGTACCGTTATCCAGTAGCTCATAAGGCTGCCTCAATTCTTTTCTATTCAGTTAGACTAGGAACAGAAGCAGAGAGAGAGGAAGTAATGGGTCAAAGAAGTCTTGCAAGATTACGTAAGAACTTTGAATCATCTAAGACTAAGGAAAGTAGATCATGGAAAATTGCAGGTGTTAATCTTAGAAGGAGAAGTAAATTACGTAGATATTAATTATTATGGACAACAATAACCCAGTATTAGGAGAGATTGAGAAACGATTACTAGAAGGATCTAGTGCTATCTCATCAGAGACAGGTGCTCTTGAGAAGACTATTAGTGACTCTATCTCTTCTGTTAAGCAGGGCCAGGCAGCTACTGAGTCACGCATTACTTCTGATTTCAAGTCAGAACGTAATTACCTAACAAACCAAGGAGAAGCTTCAGCTACTACAGCACTAGAAGGAAGACAAGGTTTTGGTACACAACTCGCAGCTATGCGTATGCTTACTGAGACTACTGATAAGACTCTACGAGATCTTGATGTACGAAAACAAGATGCACTTCTAGCTAATGATTCTGCTGCTGCACAACGTATCTCTGATCTTCAACTTAAGGAGTATGAGTACAGACAGAAGGCAAAGCAGGATATGTTTAATAACCTCATCTCTGTTGGTAACTACTCACTCAATAAATCTACATTTGAAGCTGGTCGTGAAGAAGAGGCCAAGAGATTTGGTCTTGCTAAGCGTGCCCAGAAATTTACAGAGACACAAGGAGAAAGAACAATGTCACTTGCTGAACGAGCACAAGACTTTGGTGAATCAGAAGCAATGGCTAATATTGCTCTTGAATACGGAGTAACTCTACAAGAAGGAGACACACTAGATACCGTAGCTGCTAAGGCTGCGCCATTTGCTAGTGAGAAACAAAAGCTAAGCCTTGAACAAATCCGAGCAGAGATTAGTGCTGCTAAGGCTACTACAGCTCGTGCGATGCAACAGATTAAGATGGATGACCAAGAGTTCAGTGATGCTGAAAGATTATCTATCGCTGCTGGTGTACGTAAAGGAACTATAGACATCACTAAGATGCCTGTACTTGAACAAGCAAAGATACATGAAGTTGGTAAGCAACTATCTGAGGAAGCTTTTGGTAAGTTACTTGGTGTTGCGAAGGCAAGTAAGTTTGATAGTATGGAAGAACTACAAGCTGAAGCTACAAGACAAGGACTTGACTTTACACAGTCAGAACTAGCAGATGCCTTCTTCTCTGAGGGTGCTGATGTACCTGCACGACCTGGAATACTACAACGAGGTAGACAGAATGATATTAACAGAGCTTTAAAGGAAGCAGAGAAGGCTGGTAAAACAGTAATGTCATAAATATGGGATTAATTGCTCCAAAAATGTTAGGAGCTTCTTCTCAAAATGGCTTCACTACAGAACAACTACTACAAATAGCTAAGCTGGAGGGTGGAGCCGTTGGTGAAGTAGCGGAAGAACTAACTCATCCTGAACGATCTATAGGGGCCACTGTTAGTGACCGTCTTAAGCGTTCATTCTCTGGTCTTGTAGAGATACTTACTGCTCCTAATCAAGCTGTGGCTGGTATTATTGATCCCACAATTACAATAGGTGAAGCAGTAAAGAAGAATATCAATGTATCAGATGTCCTATTAGGGGACAAACCAAAAGACCTTTCGCTATCTGGAAAGGTAGGTTCATTCATTGGTCGTACTGCTATTGACGTTCTATTTGATCCACTTACCTACATTACCTTTGGTACAGGTCGTGGTCTTGTTGGTGCAATAAAAGGTATGGAAATTTACGCTGGATCTAAACTTGCTGCTACACAAGGTGTAAAAGCTGGAGATACCCTAGTACTAAATAAAGTAGGAGAAGATCTCGCTGATAAGTTTGTACAAGCTAAGCGTAATGGATTACGAGCCACCTTCATTAAGAACAAGGAGCTTGAGCTTATTAACTCTGGTAAGTCATTAGATGAAGCTAAGAGTATTCTTGATAAGCTGGAAGATTCGGTTACAGATTCTGAGGTAGCTGAGACATTCGGTAAGAGATTTTCTCGTAGTGATGCAGGAGAATCTATTGCAAAGATGCTTGAGAAGCACCCAGCACTTGCTGAAACCTACCTAGACAAAGGTGGAGTTAAGGTATTTGGTCAGACTATTCTTGAAGGTCAACGTATTGCCAGGACAATCAAAGCTATTCCTTACTTCACTGAAGTAGATAAAGCAACACAGCCAGCCCGTAACTTTATGGGTTCTTTGTTTAGTCGTAAGTATACTCTTAATGGTAGAGTACCACAACTATTTGATGATATAGTACAGAAGTCAAAAGATCTAGCTCAATCACAAAAGAATGAAGCTTTGACACTACTACCAAAGGTATACGAAAGATTAAACATTACAGCAGATGAAGCTAGGTTTATTAATGCAGCTATTGAACATCAAGTAGTACCTAAAGATCCTAAAGCTGCTGAGATCTGGAAGATGGTGAATGGGTTTGAACCAGAAGATCCAATGCTACGTAAGGAAGTATGGGAAGCTTTGCAGTTTGAGAAGATGATTGATAAGAAGAACCTTAAGACCTATCGTGCTTCTGGTATTCCTCTATCAGCTCTGCCAGGATACCGTAGACACATGCTTAGTAAAGAGAGTATGCCTAAGCAAGTATTCCGTACAGGTAGTTCACAGGAAACTAAGGCGCAACTTTTTGCCAAGTACTCAACTATGGTTGATGATACTGGTAAAAGAATCCCAGTAGAGTTTGATGCTAAGCCTGATCGTTCTGGTCTTGTTACTGCAAACATGATAGTTGATGGTCAGAGAGTACCAGTAAAGCTACAACAGTTTAGTTCTGAGAAGGAGATTAAACGCATTAAGGAGTTCACTGAACGAAAGACTGCTGAATTACAAGCTTCTCTTAAGACTCTTAAGGAAGAAATAACTAATCTAAAGGGAGAAGTTAAGGGTAAAATTGCCACAAAAACATCAGAAGAGATCCTAAAGAGACTCAAAGATGTACCTGGAATATTACCTGCTGATATTAAAGCTATTACAGATACGATAACAAAACTAATCTCTGAGACTGATGTAGAGAAAGTAATCTCAGAAGTCATTAGTAAAAGCTTTAAGAACGGTGTAAAGTTTTCTAATGGTCAATCTATTTCTAAAGTAAATCTTGATCTACTTTATGCAGAACTTGCTATGGTAAAACCACAGACTAAGTTTATTGCATCAGAAATAAATAAGCTTCTTGCTAAAGGGCCAGTATTAAAAGGTAAGGCAGCAGCTAAAGCAACTACCAAAGTTCCTGATAAAGAATTGATGGAACTGGCAGCTAAGATTAAACTAGAAATAGAGACAGTACGTAAGAATATTCTTAACAGAACTCTTGACAAACGTGGAATTGAAGATGTAATCCAACAAGTCGTTGCAATCACATCTAAGAATCCTGCTGGCCTAAGAGCTATAATCAATAGCCTAGTAACTAATAAACAAGCTGCTAGGGATCTAATTGATGAAATAGGAGACATTCAGAGAGCTGCTGAGATTGATCTAGCTGATGCTGGAGAACTTGGTGGTAAGTTTATCAACAAAGAAACTGGGGCTGCATACACTCGTATGCGTACATACGTAGAGGAAGCTAAACAATTTGGCGTAGACTTTGAAGATAACTCACTACTCGTATCTCTTGCTTCATCTTACGAAGCTATCAAGGTATCTACAGCTCGTTACTTCTCCCGAGATATTGCCAAATCATTTGGTGTGCCAGCATCACAAGTTACAGCAGGTATGCGCCCAATATCCAGCTCTGGTCTTAAGACAGAAGGAATGGATATATCTAACTTCTTCTTGAATAAGAATGGTGAAGAACTTTACTTTGATCCAGTTATTGCTGAGGCAGTAGAGGGATTCTCTAAGTCACTAAACGAAGATGCAGCATCTGAGGCAGTTAAGTACTACGATAAGATTCAGAACTACTTTAAAGCATCAGTTACTTCTATCTGGCCAGCTTTCCATGGTCGCAATGCTATCTCTAACGTATTTCAGATGTTCTCTATGCTTGGCTCACAGGTGTTTAACCCAGCAGCTCACGTAAAGGTAGCATCTATTGTCAAGGGAGAGATTGATTTCAAGAAGATGCAAGAGGCTCTTGATCTTGGTAAGATTACAGGTAAAGAGTTTGGAGACTACATGAAGCAGACAGCATTCATAGACGATTCTGGTTATAAGTGGTCACGATCTGAACTACGATCAGTTATTATGGACAACATGGTTGCTTTCCACCCACGTAATCTAGGACAGGTAGATCAGTATGCTGTGTCTGGACAAGAATTTACATCTCTACATAAGAGATTATTCCCAGAGACTAAGTTTGATAAGATGTACCAGGGTAAGATCAAGTATGTCAACCCACTCAGTACAGATAATGCAGCGTTTAAGGCTGGATTTGCAGTAGGACAGACTGTTGAAGACTACTCACGACTACTTACATTCACTAGTTACCTAAAGGAGACTGGAGATGTACAGCAAGCAGCTAAGATGACAAAGCAAGTACTCTTTGACTATACTAATCTATCTGAGTTTGAACGTAGATTCATGCGCCGAATCTTCCCGTTCTATACCTACTCACGAAAGAACATTGAGCTACAAGTTAAGACTCTATTCAAGAACCCAGCTCGTGTAGCTGGTACAATCCGATCAGTATATACTCTGGGTGACGTAATGGGTAATGATAGACTTACTGATGAGGAAAAGAAACTACTACCAGACTGGATGAAGGATGGCCACAACGCTGTACTATCACGAGAGAATAGTCACATTACAGTACTATCAAGTCTAGGTATTCCAATTGACCAGGCATTAAGTAATCTTGACCCACATACTCTACTTGGAATGACAACACCTTTGATTAAGTTTCCAGTTGAGAAGATGAGTGGATACTCATTCTTCCATGGTAAGCCTATCTCTGAGGTAACTAATGCAGCAGCGTTTTCTTCACCAGCAGTACCAGAATACATACGAGACTATATTGGTTTCAGTAAGGTAGATGGTGTTAATAAGAATACTGGTGAGAAGTTCATCTACTATACAGCTCTACGACCAGATAGGATGCACACTATCCTTAACCTTCCACCTACTTCACGCACATGGTCTTACCTACGATCTATGCAAGATGCAGACCTAACTACCCAGGCAAAGATAATGGGATTCCTAGTAGGGGTTAAGCCAGAATCATTTGATATGCAGGTAGAAGAGGCTCGCCGAGAGAAAGAGAGTAAGGCAGAACTAGAGGCAGTACTCAAACAAGCAGGTGTCGGATATTTATTCACACGCTACGTACTACCAGACGAAAAGAAGGAAGAGATTGGATTTGAGGAATAACAGAAAAGCCCCACGGATTGAATTTCCAGGGGCTTTTTCTTATGGGTGGTAGGTAAGTACCTATTTGGGTATTTACGCCTCGCTATGAGGCATTTAGAGGGGTTAAATGGCCTTCCATGAGGTGTCTTAGACCTTGATTAGCTTTCTTTTAGTGATGCAAACTTTTGGTATACTCATGTATGCCCCACAGTTTCCATTACTAATATCTTTTGCCATAGTCAGAGTGATTGATTGTTTGTCTTCATGGACAAGGTATCCAATTGTTTCTATCTCTGCTAGTTTATTCTCATCCTCAATCAGCTTACTGGCACGAACCCATCCGTCTGCTCCAGTTGCATCTATCCATCTAATGAATATGATCTGTGGCCCTTTAACTGCCATATTTTGAGAGGATATTCTCTTCCTTAATAAAGATAAAGTCTACTTCAAATACATTGATATTCATTGCTGAATACTTCTCAAAGAGAACAAACTCTCCTGGCTCTACACTATGAACATCTGGCCCCATGGAGACAACCATAGCATACTCTGGTTTGTCTTCATAGTTCTTAGGGTCATAAGTGACTCCGTCTGTGTCGAAATCGACTGGAACCAATAGTACATTATCCCTGAGTACTTGGTGCTTCGTCAGCTCCCTTAAGTTCTTGTTCTTTAGCAGAGCTATCTTCTGATTGAACCCCTCCTTCATTGTTGTCTCCTGCATTTTCTGTAGGCTTAAGTTCGATTAAACGTGCATCTGGGATGATTCCATTACGACCTGTTCGTAGGAATGGTTCAATGGCTAGACCATCTCGTTCAAGAATATCTTGAATTTCTTTAGCTGCGTTCTCTAGTTTACTACTTGCTTGTACTTGTGGTTTGTTTGTCATCTTCTTTTGTATTAACGATTATGTATCGGCTAGTAAGGATTGCGATAGCGATTGAGATTGAGTTCTCAATGGCCATCTGAGTTACTTTGTAGGGGTCAATGACTCCGGCTTTGATGAGGTCTTCTTCTTTGTCCGTTTTGGCGTTGTAGCCGTAGCTTCCTTTACTGACGGACAAGAGGTAATCTCCACTCTTACCACAGTTTTCTGCAATCTGGCGAACACTCGCTTGACCAAACTTTTTAAATATTGCATCTTTTTCTTTATTAGTCGCTTGTAATAATGCTAGTCCTCCTCCTGGTAGATACCCGTACTTCATTGCTGCTCTTGTAGCATTGATGGCATCTTCATAGCGGAAGATCTTTTCTTGAGTTTCAATAGGTGTCTTTCCTGCAACCTTTACTGTGACAGTACCAGTGGTCAGCACAGCTAGTCTACGAGAAATCTTTTCATTATCCTTATCCTTATCCTTCTCTGCCTGTAACTCTTCAACTAGGGCCATGAGTTTAGGATTTGCGTTATTGTGTGTAGCTAGAACAGTCTTGTCTGCTGTTGCATATACTTTCTTTGCTACTATGAAGTCTTCGGTTGTTAGTCCATTGACGAGTTTGCCTTGCTTCTCTGTTACTAGATTCCCACCTAGATAGATTGCGAGGTCATTGAGTACTGATGAATCATTCTCTTTTGCTTCTGGATGTTTAACTAGAAGGAGATTGATGTACCCTTGGGTATGATTTCCTATCAAGAAGTTTGGAGCCTTACCAATGAAATCTCGTGCAATGATTACTAGATTCTTAATGTTAGCTTTGATTGCGGTAGATAGAATAGCTTTACATTCTTCTTCGTAGTATAATCGCTTGTCGGTTACAAGGACATGCACATCCTCATAGCCAGCTTTCATTGATCCATCATTTGCTAGTTCTGGTACTAGCATACCACTATTGATTACATATCCAGTGTCCTGAATAAGCTCTGTCTCATCTGATGTTGAAGGGTTTATGAAAACCATTCCTGAATCCCCAGCGGTCTTCACCACTTCAAGGACATTCATTGCTATCTCATCATCTCCTCCAGAAGATATAGTTGCAATGTTTAGAATATCTTGATCTGTACTAACCTTGATTGGATTGAGTGAGGCCACTGTTCTCCGACCAAAGGCTTCCAGGTTCTTCTTAAGCTGCATGACGTTCATACCATCATCTAGCAGTTTCATCCCTTCACGGATTAGAGTAGAAGTTAGGAGAATGGTTGTACTTGTACCATCACCTGCTACTCTATTTGTATTTAATGCCCCATACTTGATTACTCTGATTATAGAATCCTCAATGGCATCCTCAGATGAGATCTGCTTAGCAATAGTTACGCCGTCATTAGTTACATAGATACCACCTTGGGAATCTTCATAGAGAGTATTACCCCCTTGCGGACTGATGGTCTGGACAACAGGATCACTAATCTTCTTTACTGCGTTTAGTACTTTTTCCCTTACCTCTAATGTGTTTACTATTAGTTTCATTTAGCGTTTCTAATTCTTTAATTTCTTCTTGTAACTTAAGTATTTCTGTCTCGTATTCTTTCTTTGTGTATTCTTTCATCATCACCTTGCGAGCGTAAGCATCATCCAGAGCTTTGACGTATTCTTCTCCGTATCTCTTTACAAGATTAGATCTGTATGGTATAAGTTTACCTGGTGAGAATCTTGGGTTGTTGCATGATGCACACTCAGCATTGATGTTTTTCTTATCAAATAGAAGGGCGAATCCACAATTACCTGCTGGTGCATAGTGTCCTGCCTGGGCTTCATTCCATTTGGAGAAAGCCCTTCCACAAGAGATGCAAGTTCCATAGTTTATAAAGTCACGCAACCTTACATACTTAGAAATTAGTGACCAGTAGATCCCTTTAAGCCCTTTGTAACGCCAGTACGTTAGCTTCTCTCCGTACTGTTCAGCGAGTTCTTTGTCTTTAGCGGTAGTTCCTTTTTTGAATGAGGATCTTCTCACAGATTTAGTAGGCTACGAAGAAAGTCTGATAGATTTTTGAAGCCTCGTTCTACTGATTGCCCTGATAGTCTTGCTTTCTCCTGAGTGGTTACTCTGAAGATTAGGAAGGCTGTTTTATTATTTTCTTTTTTCATCCTCAAGTATTAAAATCTTCACGAGTTCTTCTTCTAGTTTATGAAACTCTTTTCCGTTTGTAGTAATAGTGTAGTCTGGTGCAATTAGATCCATCTCTGTCTCTGATTGATGTGTGCCAGTATTGGTCTGATCTATCCTTCTAACTCGTATAATGATTCCTTCATTATCTCTTACTGCTTTCGCTTCATTGAGAAAACGACAATCATCCACAAGTACGTTATCTAATCCTTGAATAGCCTGTGCCCACTTCTCTGTCCAGTAGTTAGGGTTATCTCCCCTTCGTACTTCTGTACCGTATTCTTGCATTAAAGCTCTAATGTGAGGTGGTTTAACCTCAAACACTTCATCTACAGAATAAGGTTCACTTAGTAGTCTTAATGTATTAGCAAAGTTCTTTTTCAGTTCAGCAATAAGTCCATCTTTAAAATTGACTTGCTTAAACCATGGCCGCAACTCTTTAATCATTCCCACTGATGTTGATTTACCACTCTGGGCGTAACCCGATAAGGCAATTATCATTTGTATTCTATTTTATCCATTGGTAATTTCTCTCCTTTACTCCAGGCTCCACAAGTCTGGCAATGGTATCGTTGATACTTACAGACTTTTGTAACCATAACTCCCCTACTTTGAACATGATCTCCTCCACAATTTGGGCAGGATCTTGTAGTTCCTTGGTAGATATTTAGGTTAGGGCCATTTGTTATCCATCCTTTCATCCGATCATAGACATCATAAAGTAGAACAACATCTTGTTTATTGTACTTCTTCATCAGTGCCCATGCTTTCATATCACCCCTCATGCAGTCAAACCATAGCTTGATGCCTCCTGTATCTTCTTTAGTACCTAGACCAAGTGTCTTAGCTAGATCATTAAGACTATTACTATTGAATCTAAAGTATCTTTTTGCGACTAGTTTAGTGTCGATATTTTTACTTGGCTCTGGCGGTGGCAGATTGTGTATTAAAAACCTTGCATTGGCCACCTTGAAATCAAAAGAGTTTCCGTTATGAGCCACGAGTACATCTGCCTGGTTGAATAGTTCCCATAGGGTTGTTACTAATTCTTTGTCGCAGGAAGGATTCTTCTTATAAGATTTAAAGTCTGGTAGAGCTACTACATGGGTTTGTTTTTCATGTCCCCATCTGTAGCTATACGATAACATATAGGTCTGTTGTTCAAAATCTAGTACATTCTGTTCCCATTTACCCCATACCCATCCAAGGTTAGGCGCATTTTCAAGATCATAGTACAGCACTTTTGCTTTATTCATTATTAATTTCGTTAAATACGAAATGATTTAGTTTACTTCTAATGTATTTAAAAGATCTCTTTGTCCATCCAGCGAACTGTAATTTCTTATTAAATGATGTCATATACGTGATTGCCATTATATGGCGGCATTGCACCCCATGAGCTTACGAAGCCTTACATGGTATCTCAAAGAGAATAATTCGGGCAGCAGAGTCGAACTACTTTCTTTAGTATCTATTGTACCAAGATCTTGCCGTTAGACCAGCCCAAATTACCTTTACTTTATTGACAGCTGATTACAAGCTGTAGTACCACTGTTGATTCAAACTAGGAACAAAGGCTCCCAGGATAACTTCGCTAGTGGTAGTACAACCTACAATGTTTCGGCTCTACGAATTGAACGTAGGTGGCATGGTTATGAGCCATGTGTCTTACCACTAGACTAAACCGAAATTGCGAATGGTGCTGGAATCGAACCAGCCCGTGAAGTTTTGGAGACTCTACCGCCAGCCTTGGAACATTACCACCCATGTTAGAGTCTTTGTTAGATACAATCCTGGCCTCGGTATCAAGCAGACAAGATCCCGATATTCATAACTTAAGGGCATTGGATTGCCAGCTCCGTATTGGTTCTGCTTACCGTTACGGACAATGGGCTGCCATCTCCTGTTTACTAACCGACTCTAACTCTACTAGTATAGCATACTTTGTAATACAATGCAAGCTATTTCTTCAATAGACCACGTTTTTGCATTAATGGCAAGAGTACCTTACGAAGATACATACCAGATACATTCATCTTCGATTGATTCCATTTTATAAATTCTCTCTTCTCTGATTTTAACATAAGGGATATTAAGGACTCGAACCTTACCTTCCTAGTAACTAGGCTTGCTAACCGCTAACACTACTATCCCGTAGATAGCTTGGCCATGAAATGAATCAGAGGGCCAAACCATATTATTACTTCTTCTTCTCATTTTCCTCCTTCTTTGGAAGAACACATCCCCTTCCTGTCCAGCAAGGGGTAGGCATTTTAACATGCTGCCCGTTACTGGGTCGGTGGAACTCGGTGACTGCGTGTGTTGCCACACAGCGGCCACACCTTGTACAATTAATGATCTTTCTCATGCTGATCTCCCAATCAAACGCATGTATCTTGCCGACACCACATGGCGAGCAAGTCATCTCGCTCGTCTACCATGAAGACAAACTGCATCTTCAAGTTGGCGTCAAAAAGAATGAGCCACAGGCGGTCATTCTTCTCATCGTAGGTGGCAATGCACTCGACATTCCGCCAGCCCAGCTGAGGGACGTTGCATTGCTGATCAATGACGATCTGGTAGCTCATCACTTCGACCAGCAGACCTTGCGGCGGCTTGTCCATCTCCCCTACCGCAAAGGCAGAAAAGATAACGCCGAAGACAAACAACACAAACGCTTTCATCATCACAGTTCTCCTACGTCATTTCTGACTCAAGATGTATCAAGTAACTCCGCACATAAGGTGGAATGGTCTGTTGAGTGCGAAAGGCAAGGACATCGCCACTCACATCAACATCTCGACCAAAAGACCAAACATGCGCCATACGGAAGAAGTGCCTGTCACTCACTCCCAACCGTTGTATTGCTGCACACAGACCGAGCAACATCTGGTTCCTCCGTAATTGGTGGCAGTACCTTCAAAGGCTCATAACCCTTGAGGCATGGGGTATGAACATGAAGCTGGTCTTCCAGCCGTATCAAGTTGGCTGGTTCCCAGAGTTCAATCTGTTTCCAGCAATGGCCGCATTTCATGGTGTTCTCCTATAGGTTGTGACTGATTAAAAACGATTCTTCAGTGTGTTCTGGGTAAAGCGGTGCTTTCGCTTGCACCGTTTCACACTTCTTTGAGCAGCTCCCTGCTTCAGAGTGTGCGCCGTACCAGCCGCCCGTAACAGGCTTTTGGCAAACGCAACACAGGCCAACCACCTTCTCTTTGTAGTCATCTTGTACCTCTCGTAGGTTTTGGACTTTGCGTGACATCTCAATCCTTGGTTGTTAAGAACATGGCGAGGGTATCTACCGCAGTAAATTTATGGGCGAACCCGACCCTCTCAAGTAAGATCATATCACAAAGTACAAATAAATGCAAGTGGAAAACTCATTCAAATACATAAGTCTATTAATGTCAAGTATAGAAAAACCACCCGAAGGTGGCTAGTCTCTTAAACATCTTTAAATTCGTACCCATGCTGAGTAGCAAATAGATGTTCTGCATATTTAATATTCTCTATTTTGAACGGACTACCATTTCTTAGAATAGTTGAACCTATCCTATCTTGGAACCATTCCATCTCTTTAGCCCTCACACGAGAGACAAACACCATCTGGTGGGCCTCCTCCTGATCGACCAGTATCTTCTGTTGTCTCTTCTGGTTTTGTTTCTTCTGGCATAATTATTATTTATTCCAGCACCGAGCACTTGATTTCCAAGGCTGAGTACCTTGTGTTGCTAGTAGATGTTTAGCATACTTCCAGTTACCTTCGGGTGTATAGATGTCTAATCCTAATTTCTTTGATGAGTTAAGATGATACTTAGTATTGATTTGGCACATGCCAATATCTTCTCCATAGATTGCTGGGGTATGTTTTCCCTTTAATGGGGTTACTCCATCCAGCTCATAATGGTTTACTGTACCTTTTCCATCTCCACTTTCACATGAACATATTGCCAAGAGTAGATCATTGTCTAGCTTTGGCATCGGTGACACTACCTCCTCAATAACTTTCTCACTGGCTTCGATAACGGTTGCAGTTTCTGGAACCACACCTAATTCTTCGCCCTGTGCTGATAGCTGTGCTAGAGCCATCAGTGGTATAGATAGTGCAGCAATTAAGGTTACTGCGACTAGTTTCTTTTTACTTAAAATAAGTTGTATTAGTTACCAATAGTGCCGATACCGCTACCATTACTGAGGCTGTCCACTCCTGGGGTTTACCTAATGTAAACTGTATTCTGAAATGAATCAGAGCGTTAATTATATCACACTACAGGCAGTACATCAAGACTTATGAGATCCCATGTATTGTTCTGTTGTAGATGAAAGATATCTAGCCCTTCGACTTTCCATCCGTGTTTCTTGAGTATTTCTGCATAAAAACTTAGTTGGTGTTGGTATTGTAGTACCTTCTTATCATTAAGCTCAGTGTTTGTTTTGAAGTCACCAATACGACATACTTTTTTACTACTGTCAATGATCTGTAGTCGATCTATTTGACCTGCACGTTTGTTTGCAATATCTGAAACCATCACTTCTGGTAGTGCATCTACGCCAAACTTGTCTACGAAGTCTAGTACAATGGCACGTAGGGTATCATTCTTTGGTAGTACGTAGTTGTAGTCAAGTTCTTTTACACCCTGGATCTTGTCACCAATCTCATGGTAAAGATGATATATCTCTAGGGCATTGTGTACAGATGTACCATAACTTGTAGAGATGTCACCATTTAGATCCCAGATCTTACCTAGTGCTTCGACATCGACTCCCCATGCTTTCGCTGTCTTTGGCAAGAGCATGTCCTTGTTGAACTTCGGTGATAGTGCTGCGGCGTAATGTGATCCAGAGAGAAGTCTATTCCCATCAAGGTCGGTATAGTAGTGGTCTGATCCTCTATCGTAGTAGAGAATTGTCTCCCCCGTAAAGGTGGAAATACGCTTAGCTTCATATGATCCATTAGCAACCTGTACATCTTTTGCAACAAGGGGTCTTTCACCGAACTTATCCCAGATGGATTGGATATGTATTTCAGCTTCCTGTTTAAGAGCTTGAATGTCATCACCTTCGAGTTCGATTGAGGGTTGAATATTACCATACTGGGTAGTTGGGATTACGGCGGTTAATTTGTATTTATACATATTACATATTTTGGTGGATAAATTCCTCAAGTAGCTCTTCCATTTCCTTTCCTGTTATCTCTTCCAAACTTGCTGGTATTGCTGTGTTAAGGAACTCTGTAAATGTATGATTAGGTATGATCTTCCAGGCAGTACGTATTAGACTACATATTTTAGTAATGTCAAACTGCTCTCTATAAGAATCATCTTCTGGTTCTGTCTCATATTCTTCTTCATCAATCATGTATCTTATCTTTAAATGCTGATAATACTTCTTCTGATTCGACCTCATGTACCTTACTTAGATTACCTGTCTCATTGCACTTTTTCATGACAAGGTAAGAGTAGGTGCGTTCTCCTTTTTCTTCTGTAACTAGATCATAGTAACGATCTCGGAAATCCTTAATAGATAGTGTCTTGGCGGCGTAAAGTATCTCTTCGTCAACCTCTCCCATCTTAAGGATTAATTTAGCATTTGCTTTTGGCATTCCCATGTAATCTATCACAAAGAATGTTTCTGCTATACCTAGTAGGAAGTTTGCTTCTGTAGTAGACAGAGCAATCTCTGGTTGTGCGATAAAGTCATGCCAAGTATTAATACCTTCTCCAACTAGATCACGGTAGGATGATTTAGCTTCAAGTAATAATCTACCTAGAGCTATTTCATTCTCCCTGTAATTTCTAATCGTTAGAACTAAGTCTTTAAAAGTCATCTGTAGGATCTGGGATTACTTCTGCTGGTAAGAGTGATTTAAGTTGAGATTCTACTGTAGCTAGTCTAGCATAGATATCTGCAACTACAGCATCATTACTCTGGCTTGTATGGGCAGGTGTGGGTGCTGATTCATCTCGTACTACTTTGAAGTTAAGATACTTACCTTCCTTCTGAGTAATAGCAATGTTTACCTTGTCACCCTTCTTCCAGCTTTCTGTACCGTTGTTAGTAAGAGCAACCATACCATTAAACCAACGATCATTTACTGGGATCTCTGTACCATTGATATCAAATACCTTAGACTCCACGATCTTAAGTCCGATCCGTTGTTTCATCCCGTACTGTGTCTCTTTCTCCTCTCGATTAATACCGTCAATAGTTACCTGCATATTTTATTTTCCTCTCTTATTTAAATAATGAATTTCTTTAGCAATTTGATCTCTTTCTTCTTTAACTTTTTTATCTATCTTTACTGGGCCTAAATTATTCTTGACTAATTTTCTATACTTAATAGCTAATTCACATTGTTTCTTTTTAAGAAATAGGTGAGGTAATATTAACTCTAAAAAATCGTCATTTTTATATAGATGCCAACCATATGCTTGTTTTGCATTTATGTTTTTACTTTTTCTTGCATACACATGTCCACCATAGATACTTTGAAATAAGTCTAGTATTTCTTTATTTGTATTAGTGACACAACATTGTACATTTTGACTCCTACCTGAACCAGCCGTGGTAATACTACCCTCACCATCAAAAAAACCTGCTACATACTCTATTGTCATTTAATCTGTTGTTACTATAGCCATAAGTTATTATTTAAAATTTTTATTCTGCATCTAAGTGAGTGTATCACATTCTATTAATAATTGCAACTAGTCAAGTCTGATTTCTTGTGGTGTAATTAACCGAACTCTTCTAGTATCTGTTTCTTATCAAAACCCATATGGATTAAGAAGTCTACTGCTCCATTGCCCTGCTTGCCACATCCATAGCACTTGAATCCGTTATCCTCAAACAAAGAGAATGATGGCGAGCTATCATTATGGTCTGGAAAAGGGCAGCAAATCTGAATCCTTCTCCTATTACAAGCTATTCCAAGTAATTCATGTATTGATTTACTTCTGGCTTTGTCCCATGATTTATCCATAGATATGTCTTAGGTAGATAAGTAGTGCTGATAAGATTAACATGAGCCATGTTAGTTTATCTTCCATTAGAAATCATACGGATCAATTACAGTACCGTATGTACCAACCTCTTGATTAACATTAAAGGTATGTACACCCATCTTACCTTTATTCTTTGCTACATCCACATCAATCTTACCTGGCTCTGGGGAAGAAAGAAGTACAACACATTCTGGATCTTGATAAACAGAGGAACTTCCCTTGAGGTCTTTAATATTTGGCCTCTTATTAGCGACTGCACCGCCTTCTCCCTTGCGTAAATGGGTAACAACGATCATCACTACACCTGCCTCCATTGCGAGGCTCTTAAGCGATTGTAGGGCCTCTGCTGTCTCTTTATTCTCATTACGACCCGTTGATCTAACCATGTAATCAAGATGGTCTATGATAACTACGTGGGTATTAAAGATACGCTTTGCTTTTCGGATTGTATCCTCTACCTCATCACGCTTCGGCATAGCAAAGTAGGTAGGTAAGTCAATGAACTTATTTATTAGCTTCTCCCATTCATCCTTAGTTGTGTACTGCATAGCCTCTGCTGTTTTGTCAAATAGGATCTGTAGGAATCTCTTACCTACACTGACGATACCTCTTTCAAACGGCATGATAAGGGATGGTATACCCTTAAGCCCTAGCTCCTTAGCAATATTTAAAACATAACCTGTCTTTCCAATATTGGTTTCACCCGAAACAACTATTAGCCAATCATTCTCTACACGGACATTTGGCAATAGGCGAAACTCCATAACTTCCCTCTGATCCTGCATCATTTCTAGGATAATATCACCGACATTCTTAAACTCGTATGAGTAATATGGTGTGCTATTCTTAATGATGGCTAGAAAATCCTCTCTAGTATGCTTCTTGAAAAACTCATTTGCATCCTTGACATCTACTGGATACTTTACTTCAAAAGATTTCTCTACTCCTACTCGTTCGGCAAGTTGGAAAGCTGTCTTCTTACCTGGCTCATCATTGTCGTAGGCTACATAGACTCGTGGGATTGTGTCAATCATCTCTAGCCATACTCCATAGCTGTCCTTACCACTGGCTGGTGATATAACATTCTTTACTCCGTTCTGGTAGCATGACATTAGATCGAACTCACCTTCCACAATCAATACTCCACCTTTCTGTTTAGCATGTTCTATACCCTTGTCGTGGTAGATCCATGTCTCTGCGCCTGACTCTGAGGTATAGCGTACTTTGTCTGGCTTAAGAAAGCGATACTTGATATTGATTAGTTCCTCTCCTTTGAAGATTGGTATTGCAACGGCATCCCTACCGCTATCATACCCTAGATTGAAGTGATCTATAGTCTCCTGTGAGAATCCTCTTTCGTTCTTAAGGTATGTCATAGCCTCAAGACCTGCATCACTACGCAATGCTTCTACCATGGTGTCAAGCTTCTCTCTTGGTGGGCGTTTGTACTCTCTACCAAGTGTTTGCCTTACTGATTTTATTTGGTCTGTTATTGACATTTGAAAATCTTATCTACTAAAAATCAACTCCATCACCTACATCTATTACTGGTAATCCTAATGATCTCCATGCTGCTATTACCCTGGGTCGATCATCTATAACTGTTTCTATGTCTACATTCTTTAGATATTTATTATAGATCTCTGTCTTAACAATAGAGTCTTCCCGTTTATCCTTACTAGGGCGCATTATTAAGGCAAGATATGGCACATCAACATTTTCTGCAAGCCACTTCTCTGTTACTTCTCGGTAATCTTCTGGTCTAGCGGAAACAAAGATAACCTCATGGTCTTTTTTAGAGTACTCCTTAAGCATCATTAGTACCCCTTTACGCACTGTATCTTTGTCCATCTCAGCGAAGAATCTATCCCAGTTTTTGTTTTCTCCACTGGCCCAATGTTGCCTGTGTCTAATGTCGGCAATAGTTCCATCTATATCGCAGACTATTAGTTTACTTTTTGTAGGAAATAATCCATACTGTAGTGCCATAGATTTAATTACATGAGCACCAACCTTTTTAACACGGTCTTTATCTCTCTCAATACAAACATCATAAGGTGTATCTACGTCTACGATCTCAAACTTAGCCTTAGCCATTTCAGCCACGCCACGCCACATGGTTTCATTATCTGGGTTAAGGTTACAATCATCTACAATGACACTGACGTTTTCATTTAGGGCCTTTAGAGTAAGTGCTGTCTCTGTCTCAACGATCAGCCTCTCATTCTTACCCGACCACACTGAGAAGTGGAACATCTCTCGCAGTAGATCACGATTGACTCTGATATACTCACCTGTTGTGGCAATCTCTTTTGCAATAGTGCTTTTGCCACTAGCAGGTAGTCCTCTGAGCATTACAAGTTTAGCCATATTAGTTTACTCTGTCTGCTACACTAATCGAACCTGATAATATATCCTTGTAGATCTGGATTGCTTTCTTTAGGGCGCATCTTTGTAGGTGACGAAAGTTAAGATGCTCTACCTTCTTTTGGATTTCCCAAATTTCCTCAGTAATCATGTCGTGGTAAGCTGAGTTACAAACTCTAGGGATATGTTCAAGATCTAGCTTCTTGTCGATCTGAGGCTGTAGCTTATTCATTATCTTCTCGATTCTAGGTAGTGTCATGTACTTATTTACCACCCACATCTCAAAGTAAGTCTCTGAGTGTTTATTATTACCGCCAAATGTCACAGCATTGTCTTCCTTAAATGATTCTGATACAATCTTTGCGTATTCAAGATCTCCAAACTTGTTTATAAAGTCAAAATTTCTGAGCACAATACCCTCACCCCTATCCCCTAGCTCTGACTTACCAACCAGTTCCATTAATACTTCTTCTGTAGGGTTATCAAATACACCATGGTAGTTTGGTATCTTAATGTTAAATTGAAGTGCAAGATTTATAACATCTTCTTTAGGTAACATTTTTTCCGATCCTTTCCACCATACTGATACATCAAAGAGGTAGAATTGTTTGTAGTTAGTCTCCTTGTACTGAACAGTATGTCGGACTAGCCATTCACCATATAGGCGATAGTTAGGATGATATTTTAGTAAGTTACGAATACCTTGATGATTTTTTACGTAATCAATTAGACCATTAAAGGTTCCGACTTCTTCGTGAATATCTACACCTTTAGTAAGGGTATTGTTGCGAGATCCTACCTTTATATGTTCACCATCAAACCAAATCTGTGCGTTTGCACCATCAATCTTTTCCTCTACGTGGACTCGGCCAAACAAAATACCATCAGTCTCATCCTTGCCTAATCTATGTATCTTTGGGTATCGTTTAAAATCCATAATATTATATTTGTTTTAGATAATACATTGCCTCATGAACCAAAGACTTTAAATCATCTCTTTCCTGTTTAACATCAGCTAATTCTAACTCCAGTTCTTCAATTTGTTCTTTCATGCAAGTTCATAATAACCTTCGTCTGATAATTTTAATTCCTGGGTGGCAGCCAAGTGACAAACCTCTTCCGTTCCCTCAATGGTACAATAGGAAAACATTCCATCCAGTTTATGAAAGATAATAAAGTCTCCCAATTTTTTACCATCTCCATTGGTAGTCTCTGCTTTGATCCTTGATCCTCTGGGTATATCATATAGACGAATTTTCTTTCTACTGTTACGTTTTTTTTCTTCTATAGGTTTACTAAGAGAGTCATCAACACTCCATCCTAAGTTGAGTCTATTCAAAATTGTGTACGAACTTATTTTTAACTCCTTAGACCATGCACCTACGTTCTGTGTCTTTCCCAGAAAGTTTAGGAGCCTATTACTACGTCTATTATTTGCTTGTTCACGCAAAGTGGCCCACTTGCAATTCTCTTTAGAGTAGTGCCCATTGTTATCTATTCGTTCAATAGATATATTTCTACCCTCATATTTTTCAGCAAACTCTATAAAAGAGTCTCGCATGTCATTCCGAAAATCACTAAGGGATTCCCAAAGACATTTAATACCCCTACCACCATAGTTTTTATAACCAGTCGCACCAGGGTTGTTACATCGTTGTTTTATTCTTTTAAAACAAGCAGCTAGTTTCTTATCGTATAGCTTCATAATTTTTATGTTACATCTTCACTTGACCAACCCTGTGAGTCGGCATAAGCCGCTAATAAAAGCATTAGTGGAAATGAGTATGGTACAAGTGGCTCCAATAATAATGCTGAGTAGGAAAAGAAAGCCCTTCTAATTTGATTTCTCATAATCATGATCCATACATTCCACTCCTTTGCTTGTCCACTTATATGATCCTCGTAATGGCTTCTTACATTTGACACAGGAATCATAGTCCCATATATTAATACCCAATTCTTTACATGCCTTCTCTAATTCTTTTCTTGAGTAGAAGTTAATAATTGGCGCACCTTCTTGCTGAGTACCCTTGTAACCCAGATCATTAAGGTATGATATTGTCCACTCACGATCTGTGGATATTCCTATGAGGTTATCTGTATCTCCTTGATACTCACCGACAGCATCATAACTTGGTTGTCTAAGTGGGACTCTGAGTACAAGCTCTTGACCTTCTTTGGTTATTTTCATAGCATACACATGATTAAGCGCATTGTAGTCTCATAGTTTTCTGGTGTGAGTGGTACAATGGCTGTTACTAAAACATTAATCTCGTTCATAATTCAAAGGGCGGCCAGTATTTGATATAGTAATTTGTGTCTTATTCTCGTCACTACCCAGAGTCGTTACTAACAACCAGATTGCTACTATCAATGGAAACGTCACATCCTGTGGGTTATTTGCTATTACCCCAATAATGTAGATGATACAGCTAAGGAAAGCTGTAATGTGAGCAAAGAAACGTATGATTATGTTTGACATATTATAAAGATAAATTACTAAGTGGTAAATTCTCGGTACTTCTCTGACCGTCTGACTTGGGTGCGTGTTTAGCTATTCTTTCATCCCTGTTTGGATGATATCTACGTGCTGTAGCTTGTGGTGGAATGGAATCTTGTGGTCGAGATCCAGTAGTTCTTATTAAATCAGGGATATTTTCTAGTATACGCCTGTGTTCTCTTTCTAACTCTAACCTACGAAACTCCATGTTGTGCATTTCAATCATGTCTGTAAAATCTCTTCCTGACATTGCTGTAGGTGGTTGTAGCCAAAAATCATGATCATCTTGCTCCTCATCCCATTCTACTACATCTCGATCATCTAGTGGTGGCATATGCTAAAAACTTATTTACGTAGGCTTGTAAGGTTCTTGTTTCCATAGATGGTGCAGTGTTTACTTCACAAACAAATACATCACCATTCTCATCCTTGATTATATCTACTGCCCCGAAGTCTAGGCCAAGTGATGTCATTGCATGAATGGCTAGATCCTCAATGCGTTCAAGTCGGCGTAGGTTATCCTGTCTAAAGATCCAACCATTATCATGGGTGCGTACTAGGCCTTGATCTCTGGTAGGTTCATCCTCTCTAGCTCGTGATCGCTTGCGGTAGTCAATAACTTCACCCTGGAATACATGCACACGGTACTCACCATGATTATCAATTCCCTTGGTAAAGAGCTTTGCATCATGGGGTAGTACCTCATCAGCAGTATAGATCTGTATTCCTTCACCAGAATGTCCTGTGAGACTAAATCTGGCATAGACATTTCCATTCCAGCCATCTTCATCCCAATCTGAGGCTTCATCCCAGGATGTTGTAAAGGTTAGACAGGGGACACCATGATCTCGAAGAGTTGTTAGTGTCTTTAGTTTGTTAGAAGCTAGTCCAACATTTACAGGCATGTTTAGGATATGTGCATCTTGACATATCCAGTTTGGCATGGTGCTATTTCCCCAGTTTACTACGATGTGCCTTGGTCTGTATCTATACCTTCCATTGGGTCGTACCCTTTTGGCATCTAGGGCTGTGGCAAGTAACTTACCACTAGCTGATCCCATCTTGTACGGATAAACTTTGAACATTATAGTTTGATCTTATCGAGTAATTCTTTATACTTATTCGTGGGGTTTGTATAGATATAACGATTAAAGGATTGTTCTGACAATGCTTCTCGTATTGTTTGAATTTCGGAACGAGTAAGATCTCTAATGTTGTATTTTGCTTCGAGCACAATACGTTCGACATGGTTATTTACTACTTCTGGTACTGGATCTTTTGTTTTGAATAGTGACATATAACTTAACCCCAACTAGCCATTAAATAATAATTATGCGAATTAACACATTCATCACACCAAATTACTTTTCTATCGTAATAACCTAAAGCACCATTCTCTTTAACAGACCGTTCACTTACATTCTTTTTTTCTTTTTTACAGCAGTTACAGGTTTGCATTTACTTTGTTTTCTTAACCTTCTTTACTTTCCGATAACCTTTTTGCATCTCTTGAAAGTACTCTACTCCTAGAAAACCAGTAAGTAGGGCAAGTTTTTTGTTAAGCTCAGTTATTTGATCTCGCAGCGATTGATCTTGACGATCTGTATTAGATTTCTGTCTATTGATCTGAGCCTGTAGTCCAGAGTAGTTTGACTTGATATCTACTAGTGATTGTTCTAATGATTTTATCTTTTTTGTATTGAAAATAATTTCGATTTTAAGCTCTTATAATTAACCCACATGATACATACCTCACCTTTGCTATTTAAACCTCGCTATGAGGCGTATACGCACGATTAGAGTGTGTCTACGGGGTAGTTCGTATCTGCATTTCATTGATCTTTTGGTCTACTACTCTTTTTACCTCTTTTTCATCATCAGGATCTATACCCATTTCATTGCGCCAGTACACCAGGATCTCATCAACCATGGTAGGTAGCCAGTGTAGAGGGAAAGCCTTATCAACCAATCGCTTGTAACCAAACTCATCCGACCCAGTAGTACCTTTCCAGTAGAAGTATTGCATTACTACCAGCGCAAGTTGGTATTCCGTAACAGAGGCAAGCGTTGGCTTAAGTTGTTTTCCTAACAGAGCATAGTTAGTAGAAACAGGATAGCGGCCATATCTTTCTTTCCACACAGAGGAATAGAAATTAATAACACGCTGTAGAGAAGAATTACCTTTGATGGGTAGTTGGTTTTTAGGTAACTCAACTATATCTTTAGATATAGTATTACTTGTATTATTATTACTTGTATTATTATGTGAGAAGGTTTCTTTTACCTCCCCCAACGATTTCTTTTTTGGAGGGGTATAGTCAATTTTGACCTGGGGTGTAATTTTACGTGGCTCAGATCCATCACGAGAACCAACTTTAATTAGATCTAATTCCTCCAAATCTGTTATTGATTTACTGATTGTAGGCTGACTTTTCTTAAATACTACCTCAAAATAATTGTTATTGGCGTGGCAGTAACCATTCTTATTTGACAATGCCATTATTTCACTGTATAGTAATTTTGCAAAGTCTGATAAATCCTCATGGTATCGTATGTATGCTGGTGTTACCGACCAGAAGTTTGGTTTTTCTTTGTCATTCATATCTGTATCATATCACGTAATGTATAACATTGCAACTTCACAACAACTGATAAGTGTGTCCTAGTCTGTAAACATCCTATCAGCCCCATAAAAGTACGCTTCGTCAAGTCTATTGGTTAATAATTTAATGCGCTGATCTGTCTCAATAATCTTACGTCTAATTTGTGAACGTGATCCAAGATCAGTTTCAAGTGCTAGATCTGCACTAAACTCTGCTTTGTCAAGATGTAGTGTCTCAATCTCAATTTCAATGTTCTGGATCTCGGCCTCTACTTCATGCTGAGCCATGGAGTATAGCTCTCTTTCCTTGCTATGCTTTGCTGGCTCAGGAAGCTCGTAATTTGCTCCATAACCCATATAAGGCTTCGAGGCCACGATAAAACTTCCTATTTCGATCTTATAACAAATCTCTGTCTTTGTCTTATAGTCTCGGACATACAATGTCTCTGACGGAAGCAGATTTCCTTTACCTTCACTCTTAAGGGCAAACACTGTAGGCTTTTTTCTCTTCATTTTTTTACCAGATGGTTGCTCCCATACTAAAGGTCTTCCTTCATTATGTCCATAAAAGACACTCTCAATCTCGTTCGTGTCCTTTATAACTTGTAGCCCAATAATAGCCGCACCCCCGATAGTATCTATTGTTTGCTTTTTCCCCTCAAGGAATAACGCAAGCTCCACAGCAATGGATTCTGAGTCATTATGTTTACCCTGTGTAAACTCATGCTTATCGTGTTGGTTCTGATCTGGAAAGTGTACACCACTTACTGTCATATACCTTGATTTATACTTGATACCCATGTCTTCATGCTCTTTTTGCATAACATTGGTATTAGTAATCACACCATTATGAACTACATAATAGTCATAGGCAAACGACTCATGGCTGATCTTAAATGGATGAGCCGTACCAGCATAGTTAGGTGTAGATGTAGGAATACGATGATGGAATAAAATAGCATCAAAGTCACCTGCAACTAGTAATTGTGTACGGATCTCATCCTCCTCCTCTGCTCGGTGAAAGGCTGAAATGACACCATCTTTGATAGCGACAAATCCAAACCCCTCAGTACCTCTATGTTTCTGCTCCACAAACCGATTCAGTAGCTCCTGGCGTGTGTTGGCATTGTTTCTCCCCTCCACATATATAATTCCACACATTGGTTTATAGGCTTAAATAGTTATAATGATTAATAAGTGTCTTCACGTACTTTTGCATCTCATCATCTGCCCCGATAATCTCTAGTAGGTATAATACCTTGTCTTCAAGACTTGTCAACTTGCTCCCAGGTAGGATATTTTTCTGATTAAGAGTACCATCCACGACACAATCAATGATTTGTCTATGAAATCGCATCCAGTTTATGATTAATTTAGGCTCAATAGTGCTTTTATGGGATCTAATCTCTATAGTATTGGTTCGATTCCAAATACTATGTAGGTTTACATCCTGATAGCGGCTATTCTCATAGTGGAAACTATAATGGGCACGTAATTCCCTTGGATCTGGCTCCAAATACCACAATTGTTGAAACTCAGTAATAGTCTTGACTGCTAGGATCTCATCAATAGTGTATGTTTCGGAAACTCTCCGACAATAAGAGTTATCTACCTTTCGACTATCAGGAACCATACCACTAATTACATCATTGAATACAACATAAGTCAATAGTACATTCTTTAATCTATCTACTTCATCATTTGGTGGAATAAACATTGCATACTTACCTTTATTCTGTTCAGTAAGTTTTCTTGCAAAAAATGATCTAATCTCCTCCCTTGGAAATTTTTCTATTTTGTAGAAATCAGCTTGCGTGATTTTAAAGTAATTATGGATACCATTTACTTTATAGGTACAGATGAAATCCTCACCACAAGATCTAATTACGGAGTAATCTTCATAAATCTCACCCCTCACCCAACTAAAGAACCTCAAATAGTCTTCATTTGACAATCTATAGTCTTCTGAATGGCCTCTGTAAGATCGTATAGCTTGAAATGAGGCGTGTAAAACTACCTCCCCTGCACTTACTACCTGTAGGGCTTCATTTCTGTCTATAATCGCTAAACTAGCCTCACCAACAAATTCCTCTGCTCCTAAGTGAACATGAAATCCAGAGTTAATACCAGTAGGATCAACTTCTATATTCTTAAGATCCCTACATAGATCAACGATGGCTTTTTCTCCACTCTTACCTCTTAACACTCTAGAGACAATTTCAATTGGATTTGCCCCAATAATAGAGCTATCCGTAGTAGTGTGAAAGTTCTCACTTACCATGTCACTCAGTTCTCCAATATCATTTTCAAGGGCATCAATCTCGATTTCAATCCCAAAAGTACGATTAGATGTTTTCATTTCTTACACGATTGATAATGGATAATAACCAAGACTCAGCATTTGGTCTGTCTACAAGGGGATTATAAATATCATCCTCAGTAAAATCATCCTCAACAAACGCTAAACCAAGTGATCGTGCCTCTGCTAGAATTTCTTTGTCTGACATATAATTAATAATTTTCTAAGTAATCTTCAAATCCACTACCGATCCAATCACAATTGAATACTTCATAGGGCTTTTTGCCACCAAAATCATCAACAGAATCAAGAAAAGAATCAATTGTCATTTTATCTATAGGATAATTCCATTGACCAATGTTCAAACCAACCAATACTTTTGAGTATTTATCAAAGTTCTTTCTAGCTAGTACTGGGTCGTTCTCATTAATTGCCTTGATTATATCAGCTTGATTAACACTTGACAAGATAGTTTCTGTGTGTCCATATCCAACTACCCATAATGCTTGTCGTACTAATCCAGTAGCAAGACCAAATAATCGGTAATCTCGTAACCAGAAATTAGATAGTGTCCGATATTCTAGTCCATAATACTTTTCACGGTACTCACCTGCCCGACCATAAGTCTTGCGGCGTTCTGTAGATCCTTTATATTGATCGAACAGTACGCAAGTATTACCAGCAATTATATCAAGTACCTTTACAATAGTATTGATATCAGTATCTTGCGCAACAACATTATGTGATTCAGTATGATTCTTGTATCCAATGTGAATATGACCACCTGCGGATCTCTGCAATTGATCCTGTGCTCCTTCAGGAATAGGATTTACACCATAGGCATTAGATGATGGAACACAACCAAATTGCTTAGAAAATGGACTCAGGGAATCAAATTGCTCCTGTGTAAGAGTAACAGTAGTGTCAAAGACGATCTCACATTCCTTTGTCCTGGCAAATTCCTTTGCTGTGTTCATACAATCAACTACATTGCGCCAAAGATTCTCACGACACTGTGCCGCACCTGGATTAATTTCTGCCGCTACACCATCACGGATCAATTTCCCATCCTCACAAATCCACTTTTTTGGAATAACTAATTCAGATCCCACTACTTCACCCTTTTTGTTTTTAAAGAAAAACTCAGGATCAGCCCCTAACTCAGTGTACATATTTTAATACTTAGTTATATAATGACCACTCATCTCATCTTTATTCTCGTAAACCCACATGATACACGATCCATGTTCTGTGTCAACTCGTTTTTCCACATACCCTGCCCCGATCTCAATAGAGTGACATCTGCTGTACTGTGTCTCATCAATAAGATAAACTTCCACTTCATGTTCATCGCCATCTTCGGTAAGAAACAATTGAGGGTAAGAATAAACTAAAGTCATATATCCCTTCACTGTAGTCTTCCCAACAAACTTTGCCCCTTCAATAATTGGATGATTATATCGTCCCTCCTTAAGCGACCCGTAAACAGCTACTTTAAACATCATAGCCAATTTTTTTCTTATACGCTGCTAAACCTTTTCTGGTCGGGTAGTAAATCCAAAGTTTCACCGTTCGACCTGTGTTTGGATTCATCTTTGATTTTGAAGACTGCACTGTTCCTAGTTTATTTTCTACAATAAACTTAGCTAACTTTTCACCGTTACCGTTTCTTACAGCATCAGTGAAAATGTAAATACCTTTTAATTTATAACCATCAAGATGGTCAAAAAAGTCCTCAATGATAATCTTTGGCCTCTCATCTATCCCATCAAATTCTCCGATTCCGCAACAACAAGTCCCTTCCACGGTCATATATTTTTATTCTTAACTACTAATACCTACTATATAAGCATAAAAACGAAAATAGTGCAAGTTTCAAAACCGTAGTTTATCCACATGCACTATTCTGCGCTTATATATAAGGTTATTTTATACTCTATTCACCACAATACGTTGACCGTTCCACGGCAAACCATTTAAAAACCACTCTCCTTTTTTCTGTAATATTGACACACCAGGAATCGCATTTAATCTCTCTTTAGTGGTATTGCTAAACCATCCAGCATTAGCGATTGCGAGTAAACCATCGCTATATTTTTGCGCTATCTCATTCCCGAACAGATATAATATACCATCACGGCTTTCTGTGTTTCTTACTTTCTTATTTTCACCACGTAGAAACGCACCGACAACTTGTTCTGTTATTTTTTTCATATTTTATTTATTAATAGTATGATTTTAACATACTGTACAGTGTGCACACGCGACTTATGCACACTGACAGAATACTACTTGAAACAGTCCCAGCTTGCACTATGCCTTTTCATACACGGTTTCACCGCTAGAGAAACGTGCCACCACTTTTAATTCTGTACCGTGTTGCTTAAGTATCTTAACAACTTTTTCGGTAATCTTTTCCACCTCCTTATCAAGTCCATGTGTACCCTTAAAATTATAACAATCGTCACCCTCCTCAATTATATAATCTAGGTTTATTCCACTATAGTAACCATTATTAATAGTCACGTGGATAGTTTTATAAATTCTAGTCCCGTACTCCTTGGAATACCTTGCAATGTCATAAGCCCAAACAGCATGATAATCACTATCCCACTTTGTCACCTCATAACTATCCTTGATTTTTAGTAGTTCATCGGTTAAATTGTCTTTAAAAAAGTTAAAATCCCAATCTTCCCAATCGTCTGTTTCAACTGCTACAAGTATATTTTTGGAGCTAAAATTAGAAGTACTCATATTAGATACAAACACTTATTTTTGCTACCCGACCATCACTATCAAGCCTACCATTAGCATCAAGTTTGGCCACCTTCAAGGCATGAGCTTTGCTGTTGCCATAGCCTAAACCTAGCATTTTGCCTTGGCTATCACTTATAACGGCGGTATACGCTTGACTGTTAGTATTGTATTTTACCTCAATTATTCTTTTATTCATATTATTCTATTGATTTAGCCTCATATTTTTGTAATGACTCAATAATTCCTTGAAACGACAACAATAAATCCATTGCTTCCGATTCATCCCAATCCTGTACAAGTTCATCAACTTTACAATAAAGTACTTCGGTCACTTTCCAATAATTTAAATGCTCACCATCTTCATTGACATTGGTGTAATTGTCTATGTCAAGGGTACTTTCAACCTTATCTAATTCTTTTTGTATTGAGTTAGGCATACTAATCAATTAATTCCCTAGTAATAAATGCTACTGCTCTGTTTAGTGCGGCCATTCTAGTAAGACCGAGTATCGCTATCCACGTGCCAGCTATTGAGCCTTGACAAACATAATTCCCATTTTCTAATCTATACAATTGCATAAAAGTAGTAGGCTAGGAATAAGAAAGCCTCTATAGATATTATGTAGGTTGGTATTAATTGTATTTCCTCATATTTATCACTCTTTGAGCAATCGACTAGCCGTTCGGCGTAAATACAGGCGGCGAACAGGGCTATAAATGATATAAGTATCATATAAGTTATATTTATTTATTAATCGTTCATGCTTTTAACAGCATGTATATGACTCACGGCGTACCATGAGCCATAACATGCAATTATTCCCTTTCAATAAGATAACGTGCCCCACTACACTCAACTAAAATGCTATATTGGTTCATTGCCCCTCGTAGTTCTTTCACTAGACTGTCAACTTTCTCACGGTTCCAGTCTGTAAAAATGGTAACAATGACACTATTCTCTTTTGTACCTTGCCAGTGCCCTATCGACTCAACTATGGTATAACCATCAAATTCACTATCCAGTACTAACTCTAACTTCTCAGTGTTCACTATTCCTGTTTGGTTATCAGCCCCAATATACAGCACCACTTTATTTTCAAAACTTATCATATTATATTTATTATTGTTTTAATCGCTATTGGTATAGCTTATATGAGGTACGATTGTTTTAGTGATAAAGTGGAAAGCCCACCATGCTATAAATCGTGCCCCATCAAGTTACTGGATTGTATCTCCCTAGTATGCGACTACTAGTACAATTCACTATCTCCCACCACTTATGATGATACACTATACAGAATACCTTGCAAGTCTTTATACACTCTTTTAGTAGTTAGAACAGGAATCGCGCCCCAAGTCAATAGCTCATAGATATACAATACATACATAATAGTAATAACAACATACTATAGTCTCATTATGACCGTGTATAATCGCTTTTAAGCCCTTTAAAAAGATAAAAAGGTATAGACGTACCACTCATAATACTAGTACAGGCTATTAATCATTAGAGAATTGCGCCCCTTTCTGTTAACTACTATATAGAGATAACACACTATAGACTACTGATAAGTCATATACACCACTATAAGCATGCGTAAGTATGCAATAAACTAGATTCCCTCGTAAGTGTATGCCCTTGTATGTATATACCCTCGTAACTATATACCAATCCACCCCCACACTCACCTAAAGAGAATCCCACACGTTATAGCCACATAATACATTGACAACTCACCCCAATACGTGCTATAATATACTCAGTACGTACTTAAAGTGCCATATAGATACCCTTAGCAAGGTTTAAATACCAATAGCATACGCTGTATTGAAGCATGATAAGACATAAAAAGATAGCAGTACATTACAGCACACCTATATATAGGTGTATATTGCGTTATATATACCCCACAATATGACAACACGTTTATTGACAGATAGCTAATCATGTGAAGAATACTATGCAACGATTAATGAGGACTGTCAATGCTATGATGACAACCAGGGGGTATGGGGGACACGTTCTGCGTGTTTTTGTATATATACCCATCGACAATTTTGTAGTATTTTCTGAAATATTGTAATACATTTAAGAAGGAATATCTTTACAAGTCATGATGCACGTGCTATAATACTTGTCTAACAACATAATACGACACAGGATGATACACCTGACCAAACAACAAAAACGTGATTTCTTTCTCTCACTACTCACTGATAACTTCACCGAGGCTGGCGTGAAGGTAGGACTCGGGGTAATGTACAATACACAGAACTCTATCCGCACGAACTCCTATAAACTCTATAAATCTCTCAAACCGCACGAACTAGACCTATCTGATGACGTTGTACAGGGCGTTAAACAGGCCATAGAGAAACGTAAGATCTCCCAGAAGGTTACTCCGAATGAAGGAATAGGGGGCGAAATCCTAGATCCTGAAGATTCTAAGGCTCTAGTAATAGGTGGTCGTAACAAAGCCCTTATGCTCCTACATAAGAAACTAGACCGTATATCAGCTAATAAGAAGTCTATAGATGACCTATCCCTATCTCAACTTGCCACAACTGTTGGTATTCTTTTTGATAAGGCCCAGATAATGAAGGGTGAAGCTACAGAAAATATTGCTGTTATGGCTAAGATAGACCAGAATATGACCCCTGAGCAATCACTCGATATGCTCCTTAAGATGCGAGAACAGATGCAGGTGGAAAAACACGACAAATAATATGCCAGAAAATATAGAACAAGACGAGTACGCCCGAAGGGATAATCTCTTCCGTACCTACATGGCATCACCAGAAGTATCAGATATCCGTAAAAATCGGCTGCTATTACTAGATGCAGGGAACCAAAAGTTAGAAGCCCGTACAATGCTTTGGGCACTATGTCAACGTGACGAGAACCCAGCAGAAGGCTGTATCTTCTTTATAGAGAACTTTGGCTGGACATTCGATCCACGTAAATCTACTAAGCATATTCCCTTTGTACTGTTTGAGTACCAGAAGAAAGCTATAAGATACCTCGTAGACCATATAGACAATGGGCGAGACTTTCTTATTGAGAAGAGTCGAGACATGGGTGTAACCTGGATTGTTGTCTGGGTATTCCTATGGTACTGGCTATTCCGTGACGGTGTGAACCTTCTTATGGGTTCCTATAAGGAAAAACTTGTAGATGATCGTTCAGATGACTCTTTGTTTGGTCGTCTTGATTATGCGATTGAATCACTACCTAAATGGCTTCTACCTAAAGGATTTAAGTCACAGAAGCACCGTACTAAGTTAAAGCTGTGGAATCCTGCGAATAATAATCAAATCTCTGGGGACACTATGAACGCAGACTTTGGCCGAGGATCTCGTAAGACTGCTGTGTTCTTTGATGAGCTTGGATCATGGGATTATGCTAAGGATGCTTGGGAAAGTACTGGTGACGTTACTGCTTGTCGTATTGGAAACTCTACACCAAAGGGTCGTAACTTCTACTGGAAACTGCGTGAATCAGGTATTAGTGTACTAACTCTTCATTGGTCAGAACACCCACTAAAAGATGAACAATGGTATCAGTTTGAGAAGGCACGCCGTTCTGAAGAAGAAGTAGCACAGGAACTTGATATCAGCTATAGTAAATCACAAGAAGGAAGAGTATACCCAGAGTGGGGAGAACTATCTGTTGAACATGGTAACTTCCCTTATGATGACCAACTACCACTCTACATAGGATGGGATTATGGTAAGTCAGATGGAACTGCTCTTGTATGGGCACAGCCAGTTGGCCGCAAACTTCGTATAGTTGATTCTTATTACAAGACTGGGCAGACTATTGATTACTTTATTCCTTTTGTGACTGGAGTTGTACCATCAGAGAACTATAAATACAAGCCAGATGATATAGCACTTATACAGTCTCATAAGAACTGGAAGCGTGGAATCCACTTTGGAGATCCAGCAGGTTCTCATACTACTTCTGCATCAGATGTATCTGTATTTAGTATCCTAGCCCAAGCAGGTATCCATACAAACTACAATACAAACTGGGTAGGATTTGCACCACGTAAGCGTGCTGTCAAAACACTACTAAGAGAAGGAATTGAACTAAACAAGAATACACGCAATGACTATTTTAATATGTGTATTGAACAGGCAGCATACCCACAAGTTACTACAGAGGGTGAGAAGGTAGTCCGTTCAGAGAAACCTAAGCATGATTGGACTTCACATCACCGTTCAGCGTTGGAATACCTTGCTCTAGGTCTTGAAGATTTTGGTAATAAGCGTATGCAGGTAAGAGATAAATTCAAACCCAAGCCACATACAGGAGGATTAGTAAGACGTAAAGTATCAGGGTATTAATATGACCGTTACAAAAGGTTCTATTTGGTTTCAGAAGTTAGTACGAGATTGTGCAAAGATTAGTTCTCAGATACGATTTAAGCGCATTAAATATGGATTCTACCGTATCTACTGGGGCAACTCGTATCTACATGAAGTATATGCAGAGATGCCGCAATTTGGCTATGACAAGCTAGAGGATGATGTACACTTTCAAGAGAGTCGTAAATACTATGAAGAGTATGAAGACTCAGCAAAACTAACACGTATGATTAAGAATTATGTAGAGGGCTACTTTGATTCACTAGAAAGGATAAAGACTCGTGCATACATGCTTAAAAACGATGATGAGTTCCGAGAAAATGCCAAACAAGCATACGCCCAAATGGTCGTTAAATAATTGCCAGCAGCAATTTTCTATGTTATAATTATCCTTATCTTATGCAAAATAAAAAAGTAGTAGCTTTATCACAGTTGTTTTATAGAGATGGTACAATATTTACCCCTTCTGAAAAAGAACTTGCTGTAGTTACAGACACCGTAGACTTGTTCCGAAGAGTACAATCACAGCGAGATCGTCATTTCCAGTATTTCGATGGTCTAAATTTAATAGAATATATTGAAGATTCAGTTCGCCGTTTTAATACAAACGTAGATGAACGAGAAGATATGGAGGATTGGCAAGCAGGTGTCCATGATCCATTTACCCGTAATAAGATTATGGGTGTTCTTGGTCGTGTCCTTGAAGTCCTACCTATTGCAGAGTTTACACCAGAGGGTGAAATGAATGCACCAAAGGCTAGACTACTCACAAACCTGTATCATGCAGTAGAAGAAATAGACAACTATGAAGAACTAATGACCTGTTTCCTTTTGGAGACAATTGTCAAAGGTACTGGTATTGGCTATGAAGATATTGAGTATCAGGAGAAAACATATCGAGATGTTAAGGGTATTGGTGATGATATAACTGTTACTTCTAATAAAGAGATTATAACCAGGCTGTACGGGGCTATAGTGCCTTTAGAGGAGTTTTATCCGTCATCTGTATCTATTCGCCGTATTAGTGATATGCCCTACGCATTTTGGCGTAAGGTGCTTCCTTTCTCTTCATTCATTGAACAGTTTGGACATTATCGTAAGTCACAGCTTATCTCTGGTAAGCAATCAACTACAGGAGATGACATGCGACCATACTACTATGACTTCATGGATAACTCACTACCAGATGGTACCGTAGAACTTATCCGATACTATGACAAGATGAAGGATGAGTTTATCATACTTGCTAATGGTGTATGGTTGAACCCAATCAATACTAAGCAAATAGCTGAAGAAGGTGTAATGTACGAAGGAGAAGAGATCTCTCCACTACCATGGAACCATAAAGAACTTCCTTTTTGGGATGTTAAGTATGAACTATTTGGTGACTTTTTCTATGGTAAATCACTAGCTGACAAGCTCAAGACAATGCAGGATGTACTCAATGTACTTACTAATATGCTTCTTGACCAGTCATTTCTATCAATCTTCCCACCATTACTTACAAATGGATTTGATTCAATTGAGGATGACTACATGCGCCCAGGTCGTAGAACACCAGTAGATACACAAGGTCTTCCTATTAGTCAGGCTTTCCAGATCCTACAAACCCCAACCCCATCAAATTGGCATCAGTTTATTTTGCAATATACACGCTCAATTATGGAAGAATCATCTCTTGACAAAGTTAGTCAGGGTGTAGCTGGAGGTGGAGATCGTACTACTGCTGCTGAAATCCGTACTGCTGCATCTGCTGTAGCTGCTACTCTACAGATGTTTGGCCGTATGGTAAACCAAGGAGCTAAACGAAAGGCTATGCTAAAGGCAGCTAATCTAATACAATTCGGTTTCAATCCAGAAGCACCATTGGTTAAGCGTATTAGAGGTGAGGGAGCAGAGTCTGAATTTAACAAGGCATTTGCAACATTTACTCTAAATGGTGTTGTCCTTGCTAAAGGAAAGAGAGGAACTAAACTAGTTGAAATGTACAAGGATAAGGAATCAATGCCATCTCGACCACAGATAAAAGCTAGAGCAGCAGTTGAATCTGCTGAATCTGGCAATCCCGTAGAGATCGTAGCCCTTGAACCACAGTACATCCGTAACATGAAATTCAACGTAAAGATGGTTGCTAATATTAAATCAGAAAAGACTAAGGATATTGAGCAAGCTATACAACTTGAGAAGGTAAAGGTCTACAAGACTTTCTTTGACGGTATGATTAACGATGCTGAATTACTTGCTGAGACTGCTGAGAAACTTGGTGATGATCCTTCTAAGATTATTAAACCAGAGATTCTTAATCCACAACCAAAAGAAAATGCCCCAATGAATCAACAGCTATCTACAAATCCAAATGATGCAACTACAAATAATATGATGCGTTCAACTGGAGGAATGGATGCTGGTACAGCAGGAGCAGCTCAATTACAAGGAGCAATGTTAGGCTAATATGTTTGATACATTAATGAAGAAGCTAGGTTATATAAAGGAATCTAGCCTTACTGAAGAGTATCTAGCTGGTCATTTTGCCAGAGAGATAGGAGATCCTACGGATTATGAAATTACAAGATTGGATGAAAAGTCTTTCTTTGAAGATCTATCTAAGATTGATAAGGCACGAGATTTTCTTAAGGCTACTATGGCTAAGGATATGCAGAGATACTTTGCAGCTCCAGATGAGAAGTCACGTAATGTCATTCAAGGAGCCTTTGCAAGAACAGTATATCTAGCTGGAAAACTAAAGGAAGTACAAGCTCCAAACAAAATAACTAAAGTAGAAAAGGCAAGTAACCGCTATGCTTGACACATACTAACAAAGTATGTTATAATTTAGCCCAGACTACTAGCGGTAGTCAAGCTCAATCTGGACACGCCCAGAAGTGGACTCAACCACTCTAAAAAGGGATTACTATATAAAAAGTGGAGCATCATGGATGAAAATAATAAGCCGCAAGAAAAACTTACGGAAAGAGAAAAAGAATTAATCGAAAAGATTGCTAATCTTGAACAAGATAAAACAAACTTAGTAGGTGAAATTCAAGAAACCCGAGCACAGAAAATTGTAAGGGAAAAGGAAATAGCAGACTTAAAGAAGTCCCTCGAAACAGAAGGCAAAGAATCTGACCCAGAGGCGTTGGTAGAAAGAGTACTTAGTAAAAGAGCACAAGAATCAGCAGATAGTAATTTTGAGAAAGCGAAGTTAGCATTTAAGGAACAGGTAAAAGAGTTCTCTAAAGATGTTGACCAGGCTGGAATCTTATTCTCTAAATTTGAGAAGGAGATGTCAAAGTTTAATTTCTCTGGCTTGAGCACACACGAAGACTTCCTCGGAAGACTTAAAGAAGTGTATGAGTTTACTAATCGTGGTAAAACACAAGACAATAAACTCGAATATTACAAAGGCTCACCAGCTAACCTCGGTACAGACCCCCATTCTAACGATGGAGCATCTCTTACAGCAGCAGAAAGTAAACTAATCAAAGATCTTAATTGGTCTAAAGAACAGTTTATGAAAGTAAAGGTCAAACGACCAACTTATGTTGCCCAACTTCTTAAGTACCGTTCCTCTTAATCAACTAAAAATTTAAAAATGGCATTTAAGAAAATCGGAAGCCTTGATACTCATGGTGCTCCAGTGCTACGAAGAGGTATAATCACCAACAGTTTGGCTACAACCATCCTAGATTCAGTTAAACTGACATCAGGTTTCGTTGCTGCTGCTACTGCAGGTACTCTCGTCTTCGGTCACATTGTAGCTCATAAAGTTTCACGAGGTACAGGTCTTACCACTACAGGTGTAGCTGGTGCAGAATTTGGTTCTTACGTAAATACTTATACAGCAGCTTCTAACAACCAGACTGTAAGTCAAGTTGTAGCTGAGGTAGATATTTCAAAGACTACTCTATACAGTGCAGAATTGAGTGCTGCTATTGGTACAACTACTGGATCTAACCTAGCTGGTTACTTCATGGATGTAACTGATAAGGATACTCTAAACGAGGCTTCAGCAGTTGCAACTACAGCTCAATACTTCAACTGGGGTGTTGATCCTGATAATACAGCTCAAGCAGTCGTAAACATTTATGAGAGTCAAGTATTTGGCGTTTAAGCAATAAAATAATATGGAATCACGTGGATCGTGGACAGACCTTATTGCTGGAGTAGGTCTTCAAATCTCAGAGGTCTTTGACCAAGGAGCAGAGGAATATACCCCAGGGATCGGTAGTGTTCTAATTCAAACATCAGGTGATGGAGCTGAAAAGCACTTCTCTGGTAAAACAGGTCTAGGCCGTCTTTCTCGCTTTGAGGAAGGTGATGATCTAGCAATCTCTCGCCGATACAAGACTTACACAACTTCAGTTGCGTATAACTTCTACGGTGAAGGTGTCCAAGTTACAAAGGCAAATATCGAAGATCGAGATTTCTCTGCACAACTTGACGAAATGAAGGATCTATCAGTTGCTGCTAACTTCTCACAAGATGAGTCAGGTATGCAATTGTTCAATGGTGGTTTTGCTACAACTCAGGTTGTACGAGGCTACAAGCTCAATTTCTATGGTGATGCAGTACCAACCTTCTCTACAGTACACCCTACAGTAGTACCAGGTGCAAGTTCACAATCAAACGCATCTGCTTCGGGAATTGTATTTGGACATGATAACCTTGAAACCGCTAAAGTTGCAATGACTTTGCAAAAAACAGATGATGGTATTCCTATGGCTATGGCTGGAAAACCAACACTTGTTCTCCCTCTTATTCTTGAACGATCAGCTCGTGAAATCACTGAGTCTGAACTAGTAGCAGAAAACGGAAACAATGCTATTAATGTACACCGAGGTACAACTGACATGGTAACTACAATGTTCCTTGATTCAGCCAACGGTGGAAGTAACACAGCATGGTTCCTAGTTGTTCCAGGTCGTAGTAAGATGTACCACGAAGTACGTCAAGCTCCAGAACTCGAAACTGATGTAGATATTCTTTCTAAGAATGCTACCTTCACTATTGATGCTCGATGGGCTAACTACGTAAAGGACTGGAGGCGAACATGGGGATCTAAAGGCGATAGTGCTGCATACTCAAGCTAATACTAACCTTTATCTGTCACTCTCACTGAGGGTGGCAGAATAAAGATTGAAATTAGTCAGTCTTATATAAGAATTACGATAAAGAATTATGTCAAAAATAACGACTTTTACTAAACTACAGGCAACTGAAAATCTACTTGATAATACTCAAGTATCAACAATTACAACAGCAGCCGCAGTAACATTTACAGCAGCTCAATTACTAGGTAATCTTGTTCTACGAGATCCAAATGGTCTTGCGAGAGCAGATGTGCTTCCAACAGCAGCTTCTCTTTATGCAGCTCTTGAAAATCCAGTTAAGGTTGCAGGTCTTACTTTTAGATTTACAATCCGAAATACAGCAGATGCCGCAGAAACTATTACATTGACAGCAAACACTGGAGCTACAATTAGTGGAACTGCTACTATTGCTCAAAGTAACTCTAAGGAATTTATGATTGTAATGACTTCACCAACAGCTTACGTAGCTTATTCTCTAGGAACAGTTGTTTACTAATATGAACAGTTTTAATTATTCATCTATCTTTCTTGATAGCTTAAAATCTGCACCTGCTTTTAAGAAACGAAATAAGCCAGCAAACACTATTAAACAATATGGTGATGCAGGTTACAAGCCTTCGACTGGTAAGGGTGTAGGATACTAATATGATTATACAAAACCCGATTGACAAAGAGATTCGAGTAACTATCTTTGGTGTAGAGTATGTTCTTCCAGCCAATGGGGAACTTAAGAATATACCAGACAATGTTGCTGAATATTGGTTCAAAGAACTACATGAGTTTCTTATTGTAAAGGAAGACTCTAAACAAGCTACAATTGTAGAAGCTATAAAGGAAGAAATTAAAAGCAAGAAGACTAAGTAATAATATATAAATATGGGGCCAAGAAATACACCAGATCTCCCAGGAGAGAGAGAAGGAGAGATGATACCATTAACGATAGATAAAGTTGCTCTTCTTGAAACATACGATACTACAATTGATACAGCCCAGGACATTACTCTTGAGGTGGCTACATCTCTTATAGAGGTAAATGCAATCGGTCAGGGTATTTTTCTAAAGTATGCGACAGGAGTAACTTCATCAGACTTTGATGAGTATATCCAAGAAGGACAAACTAGACACTACGTCAAACCAAATGGGGTTACTGCAATCTCATACATTGGAATAGCAGTAGGAGGTGCAGCCGTAATAATTCAAAAATAACTATGCTTAACCTAAACAATCTCAATAATCTCAATAGTTTAGGAAAAAATAGTGGTTTACCCTGGTACACCTCTGGCTCCCTGGCTCTTAATGGTGTCATGCCGACACTTGCTCACCAGTACGCTAACAACCGCTATGCACAGTACGAATCCATCACAAACAATCTAACCTACTCACAAGATATAGGAGATGCTTCTTGGTCTAAAAC